TCTATCCAATCTTTTAAATTAAAAGCATTTGATTTTGTCATTAATTAATAATTATATCAAAAAAAGAAATATTCAAGAAAAATCTTTGAATATTTCTTTTAATTTAAAATATTATAAAATTAAAGTTCAGAAAAAATATTGTGGATTATTCTCTCAACATTTGCATATGGATTTATGCTTTGGGCAGAAGCCACACTTTCATTTATTTTTCCTTGAGGATACATAAACGCACCATGAGTGCTTGGATTTGAAACGAAATCGAATGCTATCAATTCAAAGTCATCTTGCACGATGTCAGAATTCTCTCTCATGTCCTTTTTAACACTGCCAAGTCCTCTACTACTAATTCCAAGCAAAATGCCGCTGTTGAGCAAATCTCGAAGAATATTGCCACTTGGAGTGGGAAGTATCTCAACTGTACCTATTAAATCATCATTTTCCCAATCCATGCTAACAATGTTATGACTCACATTCTTTAAATTAACAACGCTAGATTCCGGATGATCCAATTCACCCATTGCTCTCCGTTGTTTTACAAATTCAGAAGAATATTTATCTGCCTCTCGTTTAAGTATTTCTTTTGGATATACGCGCCCGTTTTGATTTTTTGCTTCCGCTCGCTGAAGTACACCCGATACTAATAATTTACCATCTTTAACAGATTCTGTTAAAGAACCAGGTTTAACTTCAAACGGCATGACGTCTATAATTACTGACTTCATATTTTTATAATTTATTTTTAAATAAGTTTACGTGTTTATCGAAAGATTCTTGTATTGTGGATGGGCGAATATCTTCTTCCTCTTCCTCATCCTCTTCCTCTTCCTCTTCAGTATCAGGTGGAACAATATTTGAAGGTTGAATCTCACCAACTTCAGGCTCAGGCTCAGTCTCAGGTGCTTCAGGTGCTTCAGGTGCTTCAGGTGCTTCAGGTGCTTCAGGTGCTTCAGGTTCAGACGATTCTGGTTCCGTAATATTTGGCTCTGATTGTGATTTTGTCACAACATTTGAATCATCACTATCTGTACCGAGTATGTTTTGCGCAGATTGCATTTTTTGCATATCCGAATCAGAAACATCTGCACTTCCTAATATTTTGATTTTAAACCCAGGCTTAACAAAAAATCTTTGAGTTTTTTGTTTATTTTCCTGACGCCCTACAATTATTATCATATATCTATCATAATAATAATCAATCTCTACACCCATTACATTAACTTTATAATCAGATTCAGGTTGCTTATAGCCTTTTGAAGCTCTAACCACTATTTTTTTATTAGCTAATTTACTATTTAATTTTTTTTGAAGGGTTGTTTTTAATTCTTCAGTAGAATCTTTTAATTTTTGATCAAATTCTGTAAAGTCTGCCTGTATATCGTATGACTTTATATCTACATCACCTTCTTGTTCAAATTTGAATCTTGTATTACTTTCCTTCTTTAAACACTTATTATCTATAATATGTTTAATAGTTTTTAATAATTTTTTATTTTCAGTGGTTGGCATTATAGTGTCCTTATATGTGATTAAATTTGGATCTAAATGTGATATGTCATTGAACTCGCTCAATTCATCATTTTTTAATTTCCTACGCGCAACATTTGCTAATTTATAACCTAATTGTTTTGCTGCTCTAACATTTCCAATCTTATTTCTAGAAAATGCGAATGGAGTTGATATTCCACCGACTGCTGATGTTGTGGTTGCTTCATCTATATCTCGCAGTTTTCTTTTTAACATTTGAATATACGAATCTTTTGAGCTATAGTCCTTACTTCTATCATCGGATTTCCATTCTGAATCACTTATAGATTCATATGCAGAAATCAAAGACTCTAAACTCTGTTTATCACTCGTATTCATTTATCATTTGCGACATCATCAATACTATTTAATTCATTTATTAATTCATATGAATTCATAAGAGCATTAATATGTGAATCTTTTACAGATTTTGCAGCTTTTTTATTAGACAATTGATTTGTTGTTTCATTAAGTTTTATGCGAATAATTTCACATTTAACATTTTTTGTTAAGTCATTAATTTCAGTTATGACTTTAGTTAATTCTGAATCAAAATATGTCTTAAATTTGGAAGTGTTTGTATAATTATTGATATATTCTTTCAATAATGTTTTTTGTCTTGGCAATAAATTAGAATATTTTTTATTGAAATTTTCAATTAAAAATTTATATGCCATTAATTTAACATCCGATGATTGCGAAGAATAAAGATTTAGTTCTTCTTTAGAAACTGTTTTTTGTTTTGTTAATGCTTCAACAACACAATCTTTAGACTCTACCAATTCTCTTACTGAAAATGTAATTTTATCATTAATTGCATTTTCAAATATTTTATATACAGACGCATATAATTTATAATTTGGAATTTTATTTTTTAAAAATTCATTAATTTCGTATTTACCTTTAATCTCACGAATTAAATTGTATTTTTGCCTATGCAATTCTTTTTCGTTTAATTTTGTACGAGTTTGAATTATTATCTCTAATAATCTATCAGCAGATTTAATATCTTTTAAAGATTGATTAACAATGAAATTATACAGCTGTACTTCTTTACCTAATTCTGTACTCTCATTGAAGTATTTAAATAATAAATTTTTTGTGAAAGATTCATCTCGGCCAGCTAATATGTCAGATGTGATTTGCCGTGTGAGTAATTCAAATAGCATTCCGCCATTCTTGAATTTAGAATGTTTTTTCTTTTGAGTCTGCATATTATTAAGTTATTATTAATAAATATAAAAAAATATATTAAATTCGATTTTTATTTGATTTTCCTGTTATTCTTTGATATTTATCTCATCCATAAATGATGAAGATTTGTCATTATTTGATTCTTCTTTTAAAACTTGTTGCGTTTTTTCATTATAAACATCAAAAATACTTTTATAACTTTCTAACGATAATGGGGATCCATTACTATATGTAGCACTAGGAGATAAATCACTATCTCTATTATTTTCGAGAGAACCTAACGGATCTTCTCCAAATATATAATTACTTGCCTTTTTCCTACCCCTTTGATCACGTTTCTTTTCTTTTAAAGGAAGCTCACCTTGATCACCAACAGACGAACTTGAATCTTCAGCACTATTTGCTTCAATTTCAGAGCCCTCCCCAGAGTCTCCTTCAGAGTCTCCTTCAGAGTCTCCTTCAGAGTCTCCCTTCAAAAATTCAACAGCAGGATCTTTTCCTTCTTCTTCTATTTGATTAAACCTGAACGTTCCCTTTGAATCATCTATTAATTGCTTCTGAAGCGTGTTCATGTCAACATCGGATAAATTAAATACATTTTCATAAATCCATCTTTTAGAAAACATTTTTTTCTCTTGCATATCTCCTGCTAATTCAACTTTACTTTTCCATATGTCAATCTTTTCTCTTTCAAAAATTGTAGATGGATTTGTGAGATGTAATGAAAAATCTACAAGTGATTCGTCACGATATCCTTGAGAATATAAATGGACAACTGCAATCTTATTCAATTCACTTACCATTATTCGTTGAATTCTTTGAATTGTTCGTGCAAATCTAATATCTTCTGCAGCCAATGTCGCTTTACCTGATAATTCGGCTTCATATCCCAGAAACGCTTTTGGGATTTTTAAAGCAGCCATCATTTTATTACGAAGATACTCAATATCTTCGGTACTCGTCCATTCTAAACCCGCTAAATTATCAATACTCGTCCCACTGTCACTACCACGTACAGGTAAAAAGAAATCTTCAATCATATTTTGCATATTAAATCGCAAATTATAATCACCTGTTTCGTTATCGATATATGGAACTTTTTTCATTTGTGAAACAATTCTTTCCATATGATTATCGACTTCATTTGGAGGAATATTTCCAACATCAATTTTAAAAACCCGCCTTTCAGGTGCTCGCATGATTCTATGAATCAACATGGCGTCTTCCATCAAACTCAATTGTTTCCATACGCGCCTCGCTCCCTCAAGCATACTTTTTCCATATGGTAGAAAATTACTGTCACTTAATAGTCTAAAATGTGCAACTTGATAATTTTCTAAATCTTCTATTTTATTTCCTTGAGGAAGATTTACATTAAATCTAACATAATTCTTATTTGTAAGATCTGAATTCTCAATCCTCGTAACAGCATATGCACTAAGTGGCTCCACCAGATAAACACCATATTCAGGACTTATATGTAATTTTAAATAGAAATCTCCATATTTCACTAAGCTTCTAGTCCAGCTCCATAAATTGAAATCTATATTAAGAATGTCATAAAATAAATTGTGTAATATACTTTTAATTTCATCATTTGTAGATTTTATTGTTAATATATTTCCCAACTCATCTTTCGAAGTGCATTCATCTGCATATACATCAAGTGCCGATGCGAGAATTGGATCCATATCTTGAGTATCATAGTCCCGAAATAACTCTGTTCTACTTGCTTGATATGATAAATTGAAATCACGACTATATTGATTATATGATGTGCTTCTTAAACGATTAAATCTGTCACGGAGAGAATTTCTATCAGTTGCATATTGCACCTCGTCAGTGTCAACTACTTTCAATTTCTTGCCGCCAATGTTACGAACGACTACATCATTTGAAAAAAGTCGCTTTAACCGTGCAAATAAGGATCTATTTTTTAATTCGTGAAATGAGTTATTTGACATAATTTATATATATAACTAGTTTATCTAACATATAATATTTTAATTTGAATTAAAAATTCATAATAACCACTTCAAATCTTCAGAATTTCCATCTTTTCCAGTATTGAATTTCCAGTTTTTATTATGATCTGCAAACTGATCTGCTTGATATGGTGTTGAACTCTGTATATCTGTAGTTTTTGATATTCCTTCAATCATTTTTTTATTATATACCATTTGATCTGATCTTAATTTTAAGGCAGTGTCACGGATCCATAACCCAACGGCTAATGACATTACTAAATCATCATTATATCCCTTCATAGCCTCCGCTTTTGATCCATTCCAAATAAAAACTGCCAATTCATCATATAATCTAATAGAGTGCATAATTATAGATTTTTCTCTGAAATATGTTTCCATTTTACTTATCATCAATGGACGATTTCTTGATGTAGTAGTAAATCCGGGTACCGCTTTTTTATCCAATTTATTTAATTTGTTTGTAAATTGCTTATCAACTTCAACTATATTCAAATCCATTTCTCTGTAAAATAAATTATCGTATCCCCGATCTATAATCTGTTGAATTGTTGCCCACCCTATGTTATTGTTTTCAACAACCAAAAGTGCATTGTTATATTCAGTAGCAATCGTCACTAAAAAATTACCATAATCTTTAGTCGTCATCTTACCTTTATATTCAGCAACCTGTTCTACATTTTCTGTGTCAAATACATGAAAT